ACTTGTACGTTTGGGTCATAACCTCCTAAGTCCCATTTAATCTCAGTAAAAATAATTTGAACTGCAGAAAAAATAGTTATAGTATATATAGCAGCATCAAAAGTACCTCCTAAACTTGCGGCTGAAATTACTATAGCACCGCCACCTCCTGTAAGATTAGCTATTGTAGCTCTAGTTACTCCGTTTCTAAATATTACAACTGTAAACAAATCAGTACTAGAAGTAGTTAAAAATAATTTTTGTAAAGTGTTCGGTATTCCTGAAACCAATACTCCGTTAGTATCTAGCCAGTTGTTTTGTATTACTAACCCCGTTCCATTTAACATATTAGTAGCTAATATATTAGGCGGTCCAAATCCAGTAACAGGACTAGGAAAACTTACCACTAAAGATTCATCTGGTACTCCTCCTTTTTTTCTATGTAACCATAAATGTAAATTATAAAACTCTGTATTACTTGAATTTAAAAAATCGTCACTAAATACTAGTGTAGGAAATTGAGCAGTAATTGCGTCTATAACTTCTTTGACCCTAATAGCATATTTAAGATCTGAATATAAAACTCCGTTGTCATCGTTTGTTACATAAAATAAATTTCCGTTAGCTTGAGTATTTGTTACTGAGTCATAATATAATCTAGAAGGTGGAGGAATTAAATCTGAATCTTTATTAGAAGCTCCCGAAGTTATTAAAGGACAAAGTATAGGACCGTTAGCAGTTTGCAGTCTAGCTTTAATAGTAGCTGAATTATATTCTAAATTATACTGAGACAAAGAAGCTAAAGCTTGTAGTTTTGTTTCTCCTAGTAAATCTTTAAGTCCTACAGTTTCTCCGTAAAATACTATCTTATAAGCATAGGGTGCGTTTTTTTTTAGCTCAACTCCCTCTAAGGTTACAAAACCATTTTTAAAATCTATATTGTTTAATTCTATTTTAGCTGGAGTTTTTCTTCTAGCGTCATAACCTTGAGAAATATCAAAATTATAATAATGGTAGAAAATTTTATTATTAGTTTTAGAAGCTGGTATAGTAAAGCTTTTAGTAAAAGGTACAAATACTTTAGCTGGGTCTTTTATATTTTGTATAGACTGACTTATAGAAACCGTTTCGTCTTTAAACAAATCTATTCTAACGTAGTTTATAATGTCTCCGTCTGGATTATCGTCTATATAAAGCTGGAGTTTTTGCATTATCTAATATTATTTATATAATCAAAAGACATATCAAAACTGAAAGTAAATTGTATAAGTTTATCATTTAAAATATTTTTATAAGTAAGGTTATTATCTTTTATATTTATAGGAATAGTAATAAAATTTCCTGTAGATTTTTCTCTATAACGTACCCAGACTTTTTCAGATAGTAACATTTCAGAGTATACATCGCTATAATACTCAGGTACAAAAAAAGAATTTAAAGTAATTGACTGGTTAGCCGTAATATTAAAGTTTTGTTTTGTGTGAGCATTTATTGAATAGGTCCCAGTATTAGATATAGTATTAGAATTATAAGTTTCTCTTTTTGCTTCAATTTTTCTAATAGCTTTTAGTGTAAAAAACTCTGTTTGTATAGCTCCGTATTTATTTATAAAACTAACTACAAAACCGCTAGCAGTTCCGTTTAACTCTGTATATCCGTTACCGTCAGTATATTTAGTACATTGAACTCTATCTATAGTTACAGTAAAAGCTCCTATAGATACACTAGTTCCATTAAATCCTGAGGAAGTATAAACTACAGTTCCATTTAAAATACTTGGTACTAATACTTCTCTATCTTTAGTAGCGTACATAGTATATGTTTTAGTTCCTGAAGACGAGCTGCCAGCCTGAGTATAATTAGAAATAGCTGGAAATTGCGTGCTGCTCATTTCTGGATTTGCCGCCTCATAAAAAGTTCCGTAACCGTCAAAACCGTTATGCGTTTCTTGGCTTGTACTTATAGCGGTTCCTCCAGCATTAACTAAAGGATAAAAAGTTAAATCTAAAACAATTACAAAAGCAGCTTGAGTTGAAGGTGTACCTCCTGTATAAGTAATATCTATATAATCTCTGGCTAACTCTGCATATTCAAAAAGAACTGGAACGTCTTTAGCAGCGTTTTTTATTAAAGTATATCTAACAGTACCGTTTATAGTAATTACTAACTTTGCTGACTTAACACTAGTACTAGTTGAAGTTGCAGTTATGTATTGCGGGGATCTTAATAATCTATTTGCCATTAGGATAGGTTTATTGAAATTTCGTTTCTTCGGTCTCCTTGACCAAATATTAATTCTATATCTCTTTTTAGAGCGTCTTCTAAATCGTCTTCTAGTTGTCTAGTATAAAATTCAAAGGGAGTAGTAAAAAATAAACTAGGTTTTAATCCTGTTAAATAAATACTTCTAGATATTAAAAACACTAAAGACTTTCTAGATACAAATTGTCCTAAGTCATTTCTAGTGGAGGAGCTTAAATCGTTTTTAGTCAAGACCCATTTGTCTATAGCTCCCCTTAAAGTTCCAGTACCTGCAGAGCTACCTGTTCCAAAACGGTAAGGACTTAGAGGTGCTTTATTAAATCTATTCTTAGATCCTGCGGGCATCCTTTCTGGTCCTGCTCCTTGTACACCTTTATCATAGAACGTAGCATAGTCTTCACCTAAAAAAGTAACTAAGTATGATCCGTCTGCTTCTTCAGTAACCAAAGACGTTAAACTATTTGCTAGGTCTCCACCTCCATTATTTTTTTTAGATAGATTATTTCTAGCTGCAGAAACTACGTTTAGACCGTATGCGGTTAATATTTTCTTTACTTCTTCTAACATATATAAATGTCGTTTTCTACAACTATACTAACATTTAGGCTCCAACCTGCCAATTCATTCTCAAAACGATCATAAAACGGCTCAAAAGTGGCATCAGTAATAACTTGGTACATATCGTTATATAAGGATCCGCTTCTCATTTGTTCTACTAGTCTGTTACCTACTTGGAGCTGGGTATTTAAAATATCCATTTCGTTTGTATTTCCTGTAAACTCGTCTACTACTAAAGCTTTATTTACGTCTACTATATCCATTAAAAGTATAGTCATATTATAAGTTAAAGTCTGTCCTCCTTGTACTACGTTGTTCATTAGTAAATGGGCTAAAGGAAATATAGTCTGCTTTCTTAAATCGACCTGACTAATATCACCAAAGGTGACTGTCTTTACAAAAGGACTTTTTAACAACTCCTCTTCTAGTTTTGACATTATTAAGTAATAACTTTTAGCTCCTCTATTGTTACCCATTATTTTCTATTTTTAAGTTTTGCTCCCTGAAGGATAGTTTTTTCTTTTATATACATTAAAGCTCCTAAGCACTGGTGAAAGTTTAAATTAGAAACCTCTTCTAGTTTAGTCACGTCTTCTCCTGATAAACGCCAGAGGGAATGATACCATCCGTATTTAGTATTGAAGTTAGCCTCTCTTGAAAGATCTGCTTCGCTTGAGGATTCGAAGAGGTCTTCATAACTTGTAGTAAGTCTTTCTCTAAACTCCAAAAAAAAAGCATACACCCCATTACTAAACTAAGTGGCATCTGCTTCATTAGGTCCCAGTATGTGTCAGACTTATAGTCTTCTATTTCGTAACTTCCTTTAAACTGTTGTTTAACTGGTCTGTATAAAACTGCCATAGCTTTGTGCATCTCGTCCCAGTCTGTTATATAAGTGTCTACGTCTACAAACTCCCCAAAAGTCATATCGTCAAGCTTAGGAATAAATCCTAGTTCTAAATCTTTATATTTCCAACGGCTTATTAAAGGAGGTTTTTCGTTTAGAGCTTTATTAATTTTATCACAAATATTATATACATCTGACATTTTATAAGTATAAGCTTTAGCTGGTGGAACTCCGCAAAATATCTCTAGCATTTTTAAAGCTATCATTTCCTCTGACAAAGTTTCGTCTCCACATTCTCTTAAAAATCTTTGGTATTGCTCTAAGCTTATTTCCTCCATACGTGAAGGCACTACTACTTTTAATTCCATATACCTATATAACGTAAAAATTATTTTTTTTAACAAAAAAAAGGGCAGTCGTTAAACTACCCTGATTTAAACAAAAACTCTAAAATTATATTATAGGAATACAAAACATAATATAGAAAATATAAACAAAGCTATAAAAACTACTTTTAATAATTTCATAGTCTCGTTTATTTTTTTAGGACTTCTACCTTGGTTACTACGATATTGTCTCATAACTCTTTCTCTATTCTTTTTATAGAACTCAGTATTACTCATTTAAGAATAACATTTTAAATATTCTATATAATAATTTTACGCAAGACATTACTCCTACGGAACAAAAAGTTAAGGCAAACACTATAGTAGTAAACTGAATTACTAGAGCAGCCCACGTGCTTAAAAAGTCATCTAATTTTTCTCTGGTCATAATTTTATTTATTATAATTTTCTTTGTTAATAATATTATTTTCTAAATCTAAGATAGTATAGCCTTGAGCAGCTAAAAGCCTAATAGCTTTTTTTTGTTCTTTTGCTCTTTCTTGGATTCTATAAGTTTCAAATATTTCGTTAGATATAACCATATTTATTTTTTTAAGTTAAGTTCGGGTAGACCCCATTTGTTATACGAAAGCTGAAAGTCAAAATCATACCCGCAATACTCACAAAGAAAATTGTCAGGATCATTTAGTTTTTTACAGTTGTCGCATTTTGTTTTACTTCTCATACTGGTAAGTTACAAAAAGTTTTTAACAATTACAAATACTTTGTTTAGACTCCACAGTATCCTGAATCACATTCATTAAAATCATTATCAAATAAAGATGTTTGTTTAAAGCTGTTTTTTATTTGTTTATAAGACATTCCATTTTTAAAAGTTCTAGTATTATAACCTGTATCTTGTTCAGCATCTATAAACCATTTAAATTTATTTGGGTGTTTGTCTGAAAGGTGTTTTAATAAAATTGGTGACCTATGAAAACATCCTACACAATTATTCATATAGGCAAATCTAACTGGTTTATTTTTCCAGTATTGTTCAATAGTATCTTTATATATATTATCATTTATTAATGGGAACAAAGGTTTTTGCCATTCTATATCTGCCCATTTGTTTTGTGTTTTTCTTTTACCAACTATAGCTTTCATTTCTAATAAACCATTATTGTTAGTTTTGCTTAACATTGTTTTTGCCCTACTTCCTTCATTAGCTCTATATCCAATTCTTGTTTTTATTGGCTTACCTATTTTCTTACGCCACCAATTAAAAATTGGTTTTAGCTTCATTTCTGTAGTGCAAAATCTTTGAGTAACATTAGGTAAATATTTCTTGTCATTTCTTATTATAATTTCATCAAAAGTTTTTCCTGTAACCCAGTCAATTTTACTTCCTATAAATTGTTCTAAGTCTAGCATAGTATAAATAATCATATTTTCTTCTAAAGTGCCTATAAACTCTGTTCCTAATTTGTCGCTAATTTCTTGTCTTATTTTAGCATCTGGAAATAAACATTTTTTGTCATCAGTTCTAACTAAAGAAAAAACATTATAATCTGCTTTATAATTTGCTGCTATATAACTTGAGGTTTTACCTCCACTTAAAGAATTTACAGTTTTCATCTTATTGCATATTTTCCATAATTAGGTCTAGCTAGTTTAGTATAAACTCCGTATCTGAGGCTATCGCAAAAATGATTAAATTTATCTTCAGGCTGGTTAAGTATATTTCCGTTCTTGTCCTCTTTCCATTTGTAATTCCTAAGCTCCT